CAACAAAGTCAAGATTGAATATCAGGTACATATAGTGTACTATTGATGTTCTCTTGAAATGACACGTGAGTGATAAAATGGCAATAAGAATTAATAGAGCGCGCGATGCGCTCCTCACCGACTACGCTGTTGGTATGCTTAAAGACTTCTACTTATTAGAAAGCGAATCTTCTCCCCAAGAGGCATATAAGCGAGCGAGCATTGCATGGGCGAAGTACAAAGGAGAGTTAGACGAAGGTTTATCTGAGAGACTCTACGAGTACGTTTCGAAGAAATGGTTTATGTTCGCCTCACCTGTGCTTTCGAATGCACCTATAGGTGACACCAAGAAGAAAGGTCTACCAATCTCTTGTTTCTTAACATATGTCCCAGATACTGTCGAAGGGTTAATTAACCACTCTTCGGAATTGCGTTGGTTGTCGATCTTCGGCGGCGGTGTCGGCGGTCACTGGAGTGATGTTCGAACGGTCTCTGACGTCGCTCCTGGACCTATCCCGTTCCTCCATACCGTTGACGCGGATATGATTGCATACCGCCAAGGCAAAACTCGAAAGGGTTCGTACGCCGCTTATCTAGACGTATCACACCCCGACATTATGGAATTCCTTAACATGAGGATTCCGACCGGAGACGTTCAAAGAAAGGCATTAAATCTGCATAATGCGATCAATTTATCAGATGAATTTATGCAGGCAGTCATCGATAATAAAGAATTCGATTTACGAGACCCGAAAGACGACGCGGTTAAGGAATCAATCAATGCGCGTAAATTGTGGGAGAGAATCATTGAGATTCGTTTCCGCACCGGCGAACCTTATCTGAACTTTATTGATACCGCCAATAGAGATCTGCCGCAACACTTAAAAGATCTAGGATTGAAGATTAATGGATCTAACCTTTGTAATGAAATCCACTTACCCACGAACGAGGATCGGACTGCGGTATGCTGCCTCTCGTCATTAAACTTGGAGTATTACGATGAATGGAAGGAAACAAATATTGTTCGGGATCTTATTAGGATGCTCGATAACGTACTTGAGTTCTTTATTGAGCACGCACCTGACGCAATCGAACGTGCCCGATATTCCGCAATTCGCGAGCGGTCAATCGGACTGGGTGCGATGGGGTTCCACTCTCTCCTCCAAAAACATGGAGTTGCATGGGAATCTCACAAAGCGAGTGAAATTAATACAGTTGTATTTGGACACATCCAATCTGAAGCAGTCAAGGAAACAGAACTGCTCGCAAAAGAGAGAGGTGAATGCCCTGATGGTGTTGGTTTTGGAAGAAGAAACTCCCATCTTATGGCGATTGCCCCTAATGCTTCCAGTGGAGTCATCCTGTCTACTAGTCCATCAATCGAACCATTAAAGGCAAATGCATATACACATAGAACAAGGGCAGGATCTTTCCTTGTAAAGAATCAACACTTGCAAAAATTACTCGAAACTAAAGGTGAAAGTAATGAATCGAATTGGACTTCGATCATAACAAACAAGGGTTCGGTTCAGCACCTACCATTCCTGACGGAAGGTGAGAAAGCAATCTTTAAGACGGCACAAGAACTCGATCAGAATTGGGTCGTCCAGCATGCAGCAGATCGACAACAGTTTATCTGCCAAGGGCAGTCGGTCAACCTATTCTTCCCTGCAGGTTCTGATAAGGCATATGTGAATAAGGTCCACTTGAAGGCATGGCAAGGCGGTCTCAAAGGTCTCTATTATCTTCGTACCGAGTCTAAGTCGCGTGCGGAAAACATCTCTGAGAAGGTCGAGAGGGTTGCGCTGCAGGACGATCAAAGAACTATCGTATATGGTAAGGCGAATTGCCCATATTGTCAGTTAGCGAAGGACGAGTTGACTCTCCAAGGTATGCCATTCGACTATATTGACCTCGAAGAAATCGGTAAATCTGCCGCCGAAGTGACGGGCAGAAAGGTTAAAACAGTTCCGCAAATATACCTCTCCGGAACCTATATTGGGGGTTATGATCAACTCATGAATTATCTAAATACCTCTCCCAAAACAGAAACCGAAGACGACGAATGTCGTGCATGCGAAGGATAAAAACTCTATGTCACTTTTAAAATTTTCAGAAACATATAAGCCGTTCAAGTATCCATGGGCGGTCGATCTCGCTAAGAAACATGAAGAGATCCATTGGATTGAAGATGAAGCAGAATTGAGCGAGGATGTACAGGATTGGAAAACAAAATTAAGCGGAGATGAGAAAGAGTTCATTACTCAAGTTCTTCGTCTCTTCACACAGTCAGACGTTCAGGTCGGAGAGAACTACCACGAACTGCTGATCCCACGTTTTAAAAATAATGAAGTGCGTAATATGCTCTCTTCATTCGCCTCCCGAGAGGCGGTGCACCAGCGCGCATATGCATTGCTGAACGACACCCTAGGATTGCCGGACGAGGACTACCACAAGTTCCTCGAGTATAAAGAGATGGCAGATAAGATTGACTTCATGAAGGAAGGTGACTGCAATAGTCTTTCCGGACTGGCGCTCGCACTCTCTCAATCCGTATTCAACGAAGGACTGTCGGTGTTTGCATCGTTTGTGATGCTTCTTAACTTCCAGCGTTTCGGTAAGATGAAAGGCATGGGAACAATCGTCGAGTGGTCTATCCGCGACGAAACTCTACACGTACAAGGCAACGCCAAGACGTTCCGAACTCTTTGTGACGAGCATCCACGTATCGTAAATGATGAACTTAAATCTAAGATATATAAGATGGCAAAGGATGCAGTTGCACTTGAAGATAAGTTCATTGATCTAGCATTTAATGGGAACGAAGTACAGGGTCTGACAAAGCAAGAAGTTAGAGACTATATTCGTCACATTGCTGATCGACGTCTACTCCAATTGGGACTGAAACCAAAATTTAATCAAAAGGATAATCCACTTCCGTGGTTAGACTGGGTGTTAAACGGTGCGTCTCATGATAATTTCTTCGAGAAGCGAGTCACCGAATACTCAGTTGTTAGCATGGAAGGCGATTGGGGTTGGGGAGAAATTGCTTGCTAGAGTACGAATACGAACATGAGTGTCCTGTCTGCGATACGACAGTGACACTTGTTGTTTTCGACTGCGAAGAACCACCTACACATTGCCCTATGTGCGGTTCTCCTAGTGATACGCAGTGGGAAAACTGATGTATGACGTGGTACTATAACAACGAAGTCTTCGAACCGACCGAAGAGTTTTTAAACGATTATGTCGGGTTCGTCTACTGTATCACAGATCAATCGGGAAAGAAGTATATCGGAAAGAAATTCTTCTGGTCTGTCCGAAGACTCCCACCTCTCAAGGGTATGAAGCGAAAAAGAATCAAAAAGTCTCAGTCTGATTGGATGAAATACTACGGGTCCAACGAGGAACTCAAATTACTTGTTGAAACTAACGGTCCAGAATCATATACTAGAGAGATACTAAGGTTGTGTGAGACAAAGGGGCAATGTTCCTATTACGAAACAAAGGAACAGTTCGATAGAGGAGTTCTTTTGTCGAACGATTATTACAACGAATTTATTGGGTGTAAAATACACTCAAAACATTTAGGAAATTTGAACGGTGATTAGTGAAGAATACAAATGCATTTTTGTGCACGCAAACAAATGCGGTGGTTCTTCTATAGAGAAAACGATATGGAATGTTCCAGCGAATCGAGGAGGCGCTGATCACCGATTTCCTGCGGACTATGTCGACCAGTTGGGTTTAGAGACTTGGGAAGATTATCTCACCTTCGGATTCACGCGTAATCCATGGGCGCGAATGGTGAGTATCTATCATGGTCGAACGCAACTTAGAGGTAAGAGATTACCAGACTTCGACAAGTGGATTCGAAAAGAAACAGCAGTCCCTCATCCTACCGGAAACCTGAGAAGAAAGGATAATAAAATTGAGATCCGCACACAATATTCTTGGTTCCATTATAACGATACGCCATTAGACTTTATTGGTCGTGTTGAGACATATGTACAAGATTTCGAGAAAGTAAAGAAACTTGCCGGTTTACCCACAGAGATGAAGTTGACACATGAGAATGCCTCGAAGCATAATCATTACAGCACATATTACTCGGATGATACTCGCGATATGGTACACGAGTATTTTAGAAATGACGTAGAAACGTTTGGATATTCTTTCGAGAAATCTTAAAGTTAATATTTACTATATAATTGTAATAGCAAAAAATGATGGAGATCTATTGTAATGGCATTAACACATAAAAAGCAAGTGTTCGAAATACTTGATACGGCAATAAAGGCGAAGAACCGAGATGAAAGAATTAAAGTTCTACAAGAAAACGATATTATGCCTATCTTAGATATTCTAAGGGGAACATTTGACGAAGCAATCCAGTGGAACCTTCCCGAAGGAACTCCACCATACACCCCCAATGAAGAGCACTCAACACCTTCTACTCTTCTAAAGCAACACCTCAATTTTAAGTATTTCGTAAGTGGTCTACGAGAGTGTAGTAATCTCAGCAAGCCCAAGCGCGAAAAG